AACAACGGGCCGCGCGCCTCAATGATTGCGACCGATCCCCGCTCATGCAGGCGCTCGGCTGTGGCTACATGTTTTGATCGGTACGCTTCGAGCGCTTCGATAGAAACATTATTTTCACGGGCGGCAACAGAGAGGACGAGCTCCAGCCCTTCGGCTGTAATCGCCCATGGCTCCGCAAGCGCCGCCTGTAAGGCACGCGTTTCGGGCATAGACTTTTCCTTTGAGGTGTTAGTACCGGCGCGAGCCGCCTCGGATCGCGAAGCGGCGATTGAGAGGCTTTAAGCCCTGCAATTCTCGGCATGCGTCTTCCGCGTCCATCATTTCACGGCGGAGCATTGAAAGGTTTCCTTGCATCACAGAGGTTTGAACCTCCTGCTCATTATCGCCATGTCGGAAGCGGACACGCTGCGCAGAGCCGCCCGCAAGCCGGTCATAATAGGCATTTCTCAACGCCTTCGCGCGTTCACAAGGATTATTCCAATCGATAACGACCGTGTCAGGGTGGCCGATTACGTCGTCCGTCATCGTCTCTCGTCCTCTGTAACCAGTTTGTCGCCGATAGGGTCGGGCGTCATTGTATCGCCGTCCGGTAATCCTAGCCTTTCCCGTTTCTTCGCCTCGCGGGAACGCTGCTCATAAACGTCATCCACATCGACGCCGAGATCATTGCAGATCATTTCGTCGGTCATGACACCCATGCGTTTATAAACCTCGTGAGCTTTGGCAGCTTTGAGGTCGTCGGCCTGCGGTCTGGCTGGGCCGCGCCATTCAGCGGAACAAGCCGCAGAACGCTGAGCGAAGAAGGCAGCCAAACCACCGGTAAAAGGGACATTCCCTGCCTCTATCTCTTCCTCAAGCCATGCCTCGTAAACATGCTGTAGGAAGCGACCGCTAATATTTTGCCGACGCGCGAGAACGAGAGGCCATTTCTCGGCTGTCGCCATACGAACAGACGAGTATGTCGCGCCGGTATAATCACCGGTGAGCGTTTCAACCGTCATGCTGAGGCAGGTCGCAATTTCGCGGAGGAGAAACTTGCTGAATGCCTCGTATGTATCATTCGGATGCTCAGACCGGTTCATTGTCAGTTTTTCGCCGGGAAACAGGTGCGCAATCCGCCCGCCTGATCCGAGGTCGATTTTGGTCTGCTGATACCAAGCCTGTTTAAATCCGAATAACGTCTCGGCCTGCGATCCGCTGCTTTCCTGCTCACCTTCGTCGCGAAGAGCATTCAGCAGAGCCTCGGTCGGTGCCTCGCTCTCGATTGTCGCCGCAAACACTGCCTGAATAAGTGCGGCTGTAAGTGTTGCGTCCGCAAGCTGGTCATACTGACGGAGAACGCGGAGAACGGGAGCAAGAGGCGTAATTCCTCGCGTTTGACCCGGAGCGCCTTCAAAAACATGAACCACTTGCGGCCGCCCCGTGCTGTCGCGGGCGGCGATATCAACCTGATCTCGGAAAATGCTGTTTTTCGTGAAGCGGTAGGCGAGAGGAAAACCGAAATCGTCCATGCGGACGCCCTGAAACATACGGGACATTGTGTCCGTATCTTGCACGAGCCGGTGCGGTAAAACGAGTTGAACCTTTGTCCGCGTCATTGACACGTCGCGGCGGATCGACGGGAGCAGGCTAATCGCCTCGCCATAAGCGAAATTGGTCTTGAGAACCATCGCAGTTAACTGCCCCATGGTATGCTTACCGGCCGCGTCGCACTCGACGGGGTTTTCTGACCAGAGTATCCAGCGACGGGCTACGAGGTCGATCCATTCTTCCGTTTGCTTCTCATCCCATCCAAGAACGGTTTGATCCGGCGTTGGGTTTAAGCGAAGACCAGTTCCGATAGTTGTCGCAACAGCTTGATTGACCGCCCCAGCAATCCAGCCAGAGTTTTGCAGAGCTTCAATCGCACGAGCTGCGGCCTCAATATATGCTGTACGCACGTCTTCACGGGCGTCCCTTAAAGCAGGACGCCACGCAAAAAGTGCCGCAGCTCCGCCGCTTCCCGGAGACCGGAAATACTGCGCGGAGTGCTGTGGTGAAGACGGTTGGACTACGCCTAATACCGACCCGTCAGTTCCGACGCGAATGCGCGGTTTTGTTGGTGCATTCATCATCACAACCCATTAAATCGAGCAGCAAATTGCGAGATGCGGTCGAATTTCTTCTCCACCTCAGAACTTGGTGCTCCGTTTGCATCAGGAACCGGAATGGTCGGCCCCGCTGTATCGTCTTCATTCCTCCGTCGTGCGTTCGGACTTAGGCGGTGAGCGTTAAGCTGGTAGCCAGCCGCCGCCGCCAAAGCCTCACAGTCGAGATAGTGGTTTTCACGGGAACGCTGCACCCAGACTGGCGTACCGGTCGGGGAGGTGATTCGCGCTTCGCTTACTATCTGCTGGCAATAATCATCCGTTGTTTCCTCATGCAGTCGCCATGCGCCGAGGCTATCCAAAGGGTAGCGGATGCGTTCATGCACCCAACTTTTCCAGTGGTCAGTATCGAGCAAATGCAGAGTAAGCCCATATTTTGAGGTCTTACCGTCGGCCTTTACTTCGATTTTCGACTGAATAATCGGGCGGGACTGTGTTCGTCTCCCTTTGGTCGGGAAAACAAAACGAGGAAAACGCCGCGCAAACGAATAGACGCGGTGTTCAGGAACGGCAAATTTCTTGCCTGGACGGAAACCACTATCAACGAACGCAAGCCGTATCGGCAGGCCGTCGATAGGCTCTGTGAGCAGATCGGCGAGATCGTCCCATACCTCTTGTTGAGAAGTATCGCCCCAGAGGTCGCCACTATCGACAAGCCATGACGTTGCACGCGCGCCCCACGCTCGAATGACGAACGGAAGGCGGTTTTTCTGAACGTCGACACCGGCCGTCAAAAAGACAGCCTGATCTGGGATAGTCCGAGGAAGATACGGAGCCTTTAGGTTCGCCACCTCCTGCCACTCTGGCACGTCACCTCCGCCCGGCGTGTAGACCTCCCCGAAACCTGCATTGATTGCCGTCTGCACCTTGCCAGTCTCACCAGAGGCGAGGGCTTTAAGATACGTTTCGGCACGTTCTCCGAACGATACGAACGGAGACGCAAGACCCGAAACCCAGAATGACAATGTTGTGGTGTCGGGAGGATCACCGGCGACGTTACCGTCGACGTCGACAGTTTGCCCCGGCGCAACGAATACGCCGGTCGCGTTCATGGTTTCCTTGTGAATATCCTCAATAACGCATCCATTACGAGGGCACTCGATAACAGCCTCTCTACGAGCTTGTGCCGGAGTTGCCGTCTTCGGCCACGATAGGCATTTAAACCGAGGGACAAACCACTCGCGGCAGTGCGGGCATTGCCATGTCCAGTGGTGGCGAGTGCCTTCCTGCCACAGCCGCCAAATAGGTGAGGCTACGTCGTCAGGATTGACCACCCCCCAAAACTCAAGGCCGCTGTCTTCGTCCATTTCAGTTTCGACCATTCCTTGCGAGGGCGTGGAGGTTATGCCGGTCATGAAGTCCGCATATGTGATGCCGCGAGCTTCGACGAGGCCGAGCGGATCGCCTTGTCCTTTGATGTTTGCGGCCATTTCGTCGTATTCATCGATGAGTGCTAGTCCGGCAGGGTCGGACTTGAGGGCGGTTGAGGATCCGGCATGGGCGAGGCGCACGGTAACGCCAGCAACTCGCTTGAGCGTCTTTTTCATACGTTTACCGCGAGCGAGCTTCCGCTTTAGTTTCGGAGCTTCATCGAACAGCCCCATGAGGCGCGGTTCAAACTGGTCGTTAAGAAACTTTTCGGAAGGGCCGACGTAAAGGATCGGCACCGGTCGCGTGTCGCACCGGAAGCCAATAACATCTAGAATTGTTTCTGTCTTACCGCTCTGCGCGCCTGTGACAAGGACGTTTCGCGTGTAGCGAGGATCATCAAAACCGCGCGCATACGGGACAATGTACGGAGTATAAAAAGGATCGCGCTGTCCGGGCTTTCCTGATGTAGGAGGGTAGACGCGATTGTCCGCCCCCCATTGGTCAGGCGTCGTCTTCTCCGTCGGCTCCCAGAGGATCGCGGCCAGATCGTAAAGCCTCGCCCGCTTCTCTGAACTTGCCTTGTGATCGAGCAAACGCCCCATTTAAACCCTTCTCAATCTCCACGCGCAGTTTCACGTCGCGCGTCACCGCTGCCGGTATTCCGGAAAGTTCTGCGCGTAATGTTGCAAAAACACTTGAGACGACGGCTTCAACATCGTCCATTTCGACGAGACGGCCTTCCTCTTTCCCGATCCGGAGCTCGACCTCTCTTTGCCGCGCGGCCTTGAGGCCGCTGTCGGCGGCGGATTTTGATGCTTGTTTTTCTTCGTCTTTCAAAAAGCGAATGTAGCCTTGAACAGCATCGGTTACGGCATATTTGCCTTTGCCAATTCTGGGGATGTAACCTGAGTTCACAAGCTGCCGAATGCGCTCAGTTGAGAGCATAAGTAAACCGGCTATTTGCGCGGCTGTGATAGTGAAATCCTTAATGTCGGACATTCCTATTTCCCGTCGTTTCCAGCATGGCGAACACCAACACCAACCGCGAATTTAGAAATCTCAAAATTGTTCATATTCCGGGCAGCAGCGTGCCCGCACAGCTTGCCTATGGGGTAAGGTACCTTTTCTTTACCCCTTCACGTCGCGATACAGAGGCGCACAGAGCGGTGAAGGCAGACGAATGGCTGGATGCAGCTGACTGCACTCTGCTCGCCAGCGGCCTTTCTTGTGGCTTTCCCTCTAGCGCCTAAGCTACCACTTGAACAGGCGCATGAGTTCGTGCTCAACGCGCTTCATGATAAACCCGTCGACTTGCTTCCACTTAGCTACGGTTGGATCTTTGGTGATCTCTCTCGCAATATTGGGACCGAACAGCGGTTCGACTGGCCCGCGTTCTGGACTGGTACGTTTATAAACCTTGCCATCATAAGCAGACACGATGAATGTGGATTTGAAAACTCGGCGCTGTTTCCAAGGCGCAGCGCTTACGCCTTTCTTACCTTGCCTTGCTGCGAAGAGATTGAGGTTCATCTCATTACCAGTCGCTTCAAGAGTGTAGGAAAGTTTATTCGGGTTAGCCCGTTTTGTTTCAACGGCCTTATTAATTAAGCCGTATTTAATTCCTGTCTGGCTGACAAGGGAACGCTTGACCTGTGTCCGCGCCATGTCGCCGCCTCGGTTAAGGGCATTTGCAAATATACGTTTAGCTTTTCCCTCACCTGCGACGTTCAGGGCTTTGCCAAAGTTCTCATAAACGCCGTCTTTTGTGATGACGATATCACCGGACATAACTATTCACTCCCCTCATCTTTGGACAATAAAAAACCCCGACAGGAGGGGAAACTGTCAGGGTTCACTAATGCTGTCAGAGTTTATAAATTGAGGACATGTTGCAACCAATAAAAATGTTGCGAAAACAGAGTTATATTTTTTATTAGACTTTATTGATTGAAGTTATTGCCAGATTGGTCAGCTTGTTATTTGTCGCTTTTTCTTGGTCAAGTATCTCACTTAGCAGCGTATGCGCTTCATCATAACCAAGTTGCTTTGCCCATTCACGCAATGAGCCATAACGAGCAATCTCATAATGCTCAACTGCTTGGCAAGCCGCCAGCAATCCCGCATCCAATGCAGTTCCGCTAGCTTCTTTTATAAGACCGTCGGTTTCTTTTATCAGCCCTTCGATGGCATCGCATTTTTCGCCTTCGGCTTTAACGCCGATTGATTTAAAAACCTTTTTAAGTGTTTCAATCTGGCCTTTAGTTTCTGCAAGATGATCTTCCGCAGCGCTTTTCAATTTCGCATCTTTTGCTGCTTTTGCCACATTGGGTAGCGCCTTAGTTATAGCAGCTTCTGCGTAATAAACATCCTGAAGTGTATGCACAAAAATATCTGATAGTGATTTCATAACAGTTCCTCCTTCAATAGAGGAGAAACGGCAAGGCCACCTTATTGTTCCGAACACAAATTGTGTACTGGTAGCGACACATGTCATTAGTAAATATATGATCGAGCTATTTGACAATAAAAAAGGCCGGGGCAATTCTGCACCGACCTTCCTACTCATCATTTAATTTCCAGTGCCAGTACATCCGTGGTCAAAGGTTTAAATTGATGAAGACGTTTGCGAGCGCTGTGAGAAACGCGCTGCATAGCAACGTCTATGAAATCTATATAGATAGCGATTGTGTTCTAAACAAGGATACAAACGAGTTTTTTTAATGCTGCTGTACCCAGTTAAGATTACCAGGGGCAACTCCTACCTCTGATGCAACCTTAATCGCTCGTTCCTTCAACTCCTCTGGAACCTCTGCTGTGCGTGATAAAACCCAAAAATATTTAGGGCTTGAGCCAACGATAATAGCCCAGCGATAATCCTCATCCAGATCTACGATATTATAACCACCATAGAACGGACCGAAGAAAGAAACTTTGAGCGCCCCCTCGTGCTCATTTCGCACAAAAACGGCAGTTCCTGAAGCTCGTTTATGTCTGCCAGATATCTCGTCGATACCGCTATTCAATACATTTACAGAGCCATCACCGTTAAGAGTGTATTCGGCTGTGGTTTTAATCAGGCCTTTTTCAAAACGGTTATCTACACGAGCAACCTCAAACCACTTCCCAAGATATCGGTTTAGCTCGAAACCCGTGACAGGCGTAACATTATCAGGAATTTGAGGATTACCTGCTTTATATAATTTATATCCTGCGAATATACCAAGTGCAGCCAGTAATAGCTTTTTAGCGCTCATAACAAACTCCTGTCAGTTATATTGTGAACGCATATGGGTGTTGAGAGTTCCGCAATCTACAGCTTGAAACAAAAAAGGAAGCATTATTTCTGGGTGATTTATTCGAATAAAATCGCGCTGCGAACAGATTGAACCAATTGCAACTGACACTCTCAGGATGGTGTTTTTAGTGTTCATACAGGCATTTGTCGTCATCATTTTGTTATTCAAATAAAAACCCCGCCATTTCTGACGGGGAAATTAGTTCATAAAAGGCCGTGAACTTTTAAAATTTATAGTTCACACCAACTCTTATTGTATGAAATGGCGTTTTTGATGTTACATTTACATCGGCAGCCTCACTCGAGAGCGTGAATTTTGTTTTCCCTAAATCAGTATAGAGATACTCGCTTTTCAATGTCCAATGGTCTGTGAAGGCATACTCTGCACCAGCACCAACAGTATAGCCTACACGAGTTTTAGAGTTTGAGAACCCTACAGTCTCGCCTCCTCCGCTAATGGAGCCATAGGTTTTCACTTGACCATAAGCAACACCACCAGTCGCATATAGCATGAAGCGTTCAGTTGGCAGATACCCCAAACGAACTCGGGTAGTTCCCAACCAACTTATCTTGCTCCCGGCTTCGAATCCAAACACATCATCAATACTACCGGAAATCTCGCCTTTTAAATTTGATGCCTGTATGTCTGTTTCAATACCAATAACGGTTCTATCAAACTGCCAATTATAACCAGCCTGAATACCGCCGATGAATCCACTGGATGTTACGTCAACAGAGGTATCAATGCTTGAAGGGCTAGGAGGAGCCATTGCAAAAATTAAAGGTTCGGGCTCCACAGGATCCGGTTCAAGCTCTGGCTCTGTGGGGTTAACCGGCGGTACAGGCTCTGTAGGAACAACTGTTACTGGATGCTTGAATTTTCCTCCAGCATAACCCGCATTGATACCGATATAACCGCCAGTCCATGAGAACGTATCTGGGACGACAGGGGCAACCGGTTCACTTACAACAACAATGTCTGCAGCATACGCTGAAGAAGCCCAAGATATCCCTAAAAAGCAAATAAATAGTTTTTTCATTTTATCACCTTTGAATGTGCCAGCCATTCAAAGATTCAATTTTAAAAACTACAAACAACAACCATTTTGTCGCAGCAATAATATTAAAATAAACATAATTTAGAAATTAACCATAATATATTTATATCATATAATTACAAGCATATTTATATTTGAATACAACACATTTTATAAATTAGACAAATATAAAACAAAAACTATACTAAAAAAATCACAATAAATAAATGACGAATCACTCTTCATTAACCACTTCAACCGAGCTGTAATTTCACTTCAATTAAGAACAAATTATACAACAAGAACACCCCCTCAAAAATGTATCGACAGCATAAAAACCGGTCATATTTTTCATCCACGAGACAATAAAAACCCCGCCGTAGCGGGGCTTCTTACAAGCGTTTGATGATCATTTACGATCTGATTAGCCTGCCACCCCAAATGAGTATGCATGCACCTACAAAACCAGCTACAAGATAGCCAAGCCAACCACCGAATGAAACTCCAACGAGACCAAACAGAAAGCTGGCAATCGAAGCGCCAATTATTCCCAATATGATGTTGAGAAAAATACCTGTATCGCTTTTCATAAAGTTTGAAGCGATCCAACCAGCCAAGCCGCCGATAATAATTGCAGCAATCCAACCAATTCCTGCGTCGTCCATATAACCCTCCATTCTATTAGGTGATATCTAACGAATTAGGACGATAAGTTTTTTCATCAAGAGTGAGGTTTAGTCATGGATATATTATATATTCTTGTCGCCTTTTTTGGGCTGCTTCGCATTGTAACGGGATGCCCTAGTTGATTGGTTTAGCCAACGTATAACAAAAGCAGTCTTTTAACGCATCTCTTATTGAAATAACGATATCCGGTTCCACCTCATGACGGAACAACAACCGATGCATTATTAATAAGTTTTCGCACACTTATGAAGTCTATGCATAAGCACATGCAATCAAAGATATTGGCTCAGCATAGCAATAGTGTCATTGTTTCATTTGATATCACTCGGAAACCGAAGGTACTAAAATAATGATGACTGTACGCAGATTAACCCCTGCTGAGTGGCCGCATGCTTTCCCTATTATCGCTCAACTCCGTTCTCTTGATGAAGCTGAGTTTCTGACCAGAGTAAAACGTCAGTCTTATTCCGGGTATGAACTGGTCGGCGCATTTAAAGACAGTGTACTCATCGGAGTAATCGGAATGAGACCGGTTCATACGCTTACCAGAGGCTCACATCTGCATATCGATGATCTTGTTGTTGATACCCAACTGCGAGGAACCGGCGCAGGGCGCTTGCTTCTGGAATATGCGGAGAAAGACGCGAAGGCACGTGATATGACAGCCATGTTTCTGGATGCCAGAAAAGAAGCCATACCATTCTATGAAGCACAAAACTTCGTTTATCACACAGCACCTTCTATGAAGAAGCCGATCTAAAAAGAGGCAGCCGTTAAGCTGCCTCTCTCATTTCCGGTCTATGGCTTGGTTTTGCGCCTTCATCCATCCAGTGCATGACTGTTGCCATCTTACCCAAATCTATACCCGATTTTGGCAGCATTGGCGACACCCTTGACCAGTCAGGGCATTGTAAGGATTGATCTTTTTTCCAGATGATCGCCGTTATATCAATAATCTGAGCATCTAATCGCCGCTCTGCTGTCCGACGAACACGACCAGTTTTTTCACAGAATGAGCGGAAAGAGCCCATCTTTTTCGGTGCAGCCATGCACATTCCATACTGTGAGAGTATCAATCGGCGCTCATCATCCAGCACATATTCAGGCATCCAGCAGTATAAAACCTCCTCGGCGCGACTGATTGCTTTGCTGGTAGGCACATATCTGGTGCGGGTATCATTGCGACCATAACCAACAGAATGCCCACCGATAGTTTCATCCTGATAGGTCGGCCAGAATGTCCGCATTGCTGACGGACGGATCATCCCCACATTCAAATGCAACATCGTGTCTGCGGCCTCAATGATCCGCGCACGAACCACAAATGAGAGCTCCATTATGAGCGCTGCGTTTTCGTTCAGCTGATCAAAGGTCAAGGCGGATTTCTGGTTCATCAAGTATGACCTCCAATTGCTTGTAAATTAAAGTTCTCAATGTCGGCCGCACCGGCCATGGTCGCCGCGCTACAGCTTCACCGCGCAAAACGCCAAGAGGAACCCTATCGAAGGCATCAAGCGCGTCACCGGCTCGTTCTGCCCAATCTGGCCGCTGTATAAGCACATCAGAGATTGCCCCGATGGTTTCCGACCATAGCTCGTCTCGATTATTGTTGGTCTGCCGTATGCAGCGCAACACAAAGATCAGGTGTCCATCACCATAGCTGTTCCGGATTTCATGCATGGTGCCTCGGGCATGGCTCTGCGCGGCAGCACGGCGGCGATAGATCGGCACCAGCTTAATACCCAGACCATCCAGAAGCGTATCAAGTTTTCCTTTTGCCATTGCCCACCATCAGAACATTGCATCGAAAGCAGCTTGTGCTGTTTCTTCCTGCGGTGAACGGAACACGGTATATTCCGCATCGAACAGGATTTCAGCATCCTGATTAGGCTCGCCACGGCGGCGCTTGTGATTGATCACCACAGCTTTGCCGCGACTAGCATCATACTTGCGGATCAACTCGTCTCGGCGCTCTTGGTGCATTTCCTGCGGGATCAGCTCTTTATAGAGCGGTTCCGGCCGATAAAGAGAAAACCACACATCAAGGTTTTGCTTCACACCACCGCCGCCATAAGCATCACCCATCATTGGACGAATGTTGCCTTTGGCTTTCCACCGGCCTTTCCATTCTTCATTACGCTGGATCAGGATAACGATTGCAACATCGAGCGACTTGGCCAGTGCTTTAAGCCCACGATACAGAGCATTCACACGCTCGGCGAACAGCTCATTGGATTTGCCCGGAAGATTGATCATCTTGGCATGGTCTATAATAACCAGATCCAGACCGGCTGAGCGCTTCATCGCTTCCATCTTGATACGAATGTCAGACAGGGTACAGTCAGAGAACGCCACGATATCAAATGGCAGGTTCATGGATTTCAAAAGTTCAGCTTCAATGCTTCCCTGCTCTTTCGTATTCAGCGAATAAGAATCCAACC